TCAGCTATCAATGAGAAAATAAAATATAAATAAATCAATGCATTGAAACAAACCACTTAGCAGATACCACGAAAAATACCATGTCTCAATAATAGAGCTGTCTACAGGCTGTTCAGACGAACAATATGGCCGCTCTACTCCTAATAGAGTCCTTAGCTCGGTCACATCACTAATTTCAACATAGATGTGAACAAAATGAGGCATCAACGCACCTATTCAGTTAGTGTATTTGATATCGTATGTGGCAACAAAAAATGGAGTTACAATCTTGAAAGTAAGCGAGTTATCTAGCCAAATTGGCCGACTTTACGGCTTAAACAACATCAACATAATTATGGGCCGAAACGGTGCGGGAAAAAGTCGTTTCCTTCGTGATATCGAACAAACAATCAGCCAGAACAAGCAGCAATTTTATGTCCGGTATGTAAGTCCAGAGCGAGCAGGATCGTTCAAGCGTGATGGCACCGTCCTCACAAATATGAGCGACAACCCCGAATGGCTGAGGCACACTCGGGCAGTTAATCAGGCAAGCAACTTCAAAGCTGCATCGGCTATGCTATTTCGCGAGGCCGAGACGCTTTACTTACGTCGACTTGCCAATACTCCGGAAATTCGAACTGATCTAACGCGAAACTTTCAGACAGACCGATTAAGTAAAATTAATCAGCTTCTCACTAACATTTCGCTCGAGATGGGTAATGTCGATTATGAGTTTCGATCACTTGTAGATGGTCAGATTATTGATCCGGCCCAAATCAGTAGCGGTGAATCGGAAGCGGTTGCATTAGCCGCGGAAATCATCTATTTCTTCGACACAATAGATCCGGAGAAATTCAACGTACTCCTCCTCGATGAGCCTGATGTACATCTGCACCCCGACCTCCAAGCTAGACTGGGCAAGCTGATAATCAGTATGCTCGACGAATTTAGAACACACGCGAACAGTATTGCCATATGCTTATCCACCCATAGTTCCCCGCTCGTCTGTTCTCTTGCCGCCTCCCCATATGTATCAATCGGCACGAAGAGCTTTGCAGTGAATGAAATCTCATTGATACCGGCCAGCGATGAACTTCGAAAGATTGCACCATTCTTCGGGCACCCCCTATCGCTTTCTCTTAGCGAAGACGCTGCATTAATTTTGGAAGGAGAGGACGACGAACGAGTCTGGCAACAAGCGGCCAGAACATCACAGGGTCGAATAAAAATCTTTCCCGTACTAGCAGGTAGCGTAGATCAACAGAGTCAACTTGAGGATTTTTGCGTAGACCTCCTTAGTACACTCTATGACAATCCAATCGCCTTTTCCCTTCGTGATGGCGATGGTGTAATCAACGAGTCGCTTGAACATCGCCTACCTCTTAAACGCTATCGCTTACGATGCTACGCTATCGAAAATGTTCTTTTGACTGATTCATGCCTTGCAGTAATGAATGTTACATGGGTGGAATTTGTAGACGCAGCCAAAAAATGGGTTGAGGATAATCAAACACACTCCGACATAGCGTTGATTGCAAAACTAATGGAATCGAACGACCGATTGCGTCACAAGAAGATCAAGAAAATCCGCCAACTCGTCTGTGCTATTGTTGAGTGTAAAAAACCTTGGGAGGTAGTAGTTGGACAAGCAATCGGGGCATTGACCAGAGAAGACCTTGAAAACTCGAATATGTTGATCGATTTTCTTGGAGGAGAGATGGTCAGCGACGTCATCTTCAGGGACGCAATAAACCCATGAGAATGACCTGATACTATGACCACGATTGATCCGCCCTCATGGTATCAGTATTTATTTTATAACCCGCCTCTCAATACACCAAGAGATTGCGGTAAAGTGGAGCAGCATGATTACCAGCTTTATCTGGCGATAAATGATATTGAGCATACGAAAACGAAAGCAATGTCATCTAAGACCAATAGTATCTGCGAGCAGTTCCATAAAACGATACTGAACGAGTTTTATCAGGTGACGTTCCGCAAAAAGTTATATGATGATCTTGAAGCATTACAATCGGTTCTTGATGAATGGCGGGTTCACTATAATAATGAGCGAACCCATCAGGGAAAAATGTGCAGTGGCCGAACGCCGATGGAAACGTTACTTGATGGAAAGCACATCTGGGATGAGAAAAACTTAAGCCAGATGTAATCTGACAGATACCTTTATAAATAGCCGGTAATTGTCAGATCAGGTCTGATCTAATACAACTTAACTGTGTTATGAGCAATACTGAGGATGGATATGGAACCAGAGAAATTTGCTGAAACTGCAATAGGATTTACCAAAAGCCCTCTTGGTATCATTGCACTCTTTATTGTTCTCGTTTATGGATTTGCCTCTTTCGTCGTTGGCTTTGGTAATGGCTTATCAGAGCATATAGCTCCCCTTATTTATTTCATGGTTTTCTTTCCTGTCATTGTGTTTCTTGGCTTTCTCTGGCTTGTTGCGAAACATCATAATAAGCTTTACGGGCCGTCAGATTTCAAAGATGAAAATAATTTTTTAAGAGCGCAAATAGCTACAGCAGCATCATTGACCGCCGCCACAGCAAAACAGCCTGAAAATAGTGCAGGGGTCACTGAAAGCCAACTGCGAAAAATCGTCAACGTTGTATCCAATGCAAAACGGCAGAGTAAGCATGAAAAATGGCGAAATCGTATTTTATGGGTGGATGATCGACCAGAAAATAATGTTTACGAAAGACAGGCATTTGAGGCACAGGGAATAGAGTTCGCTTTAGCTCTTTCAACTGACGAAGCCTTAGAATTGTTAAAAACAAATAAGTTTGCAGCTATTATTTCGGATATGGATCGCAAAGAAGGGGCGCAAGAAGGTTATGTCTTACTAGAAAGATTACGCGCAATGGGAGACAAAACTCCTTTTATGATCTATGCGTCCTCAGATCTACCAGAGCACAAGAGAATGGCGAGAGAAAGAGGTGCAATTGGCTCCACTAATCGAGCAGAAGAACTCTTTCAAATTGTCATGGGTGCGATTACCAATGGCTCATAACAAAGCCATTAAATTCGCCCCCTACGGCTACGGTTGCCGGGCGCTCACAACGGCCAGTATCTCATTTGTCGATTTGATCGATCTCATTGTAAGCACTTCCGGCTAGACTGTTTTGGAATACCGCCATTTTGTTGGTAATGGCTTTTATCTTTAGGCCATAGCCGATGTTATAGAGTTACGGCCTTAAAAATAGAAGTCATACACTCAATGAAAAACCAATAAAAAATGCCAGTCAGCAAACTGACTGGCATTAAAGTTAGTTGGAAAGGCTTAATTTACTATTTATAGCCAGTCCTACTCCCACTCAATTATTTACGGCATGCATAACCAATTGACTGGTAACAACTTTCTGTAACCTTATTTTCACCGTACCGTTTTATATACCGTCACCGGAAATCAGTGCCACGATTTTTGCTTCTTCAGTGAATCGTATTGCTGCTCGCAGAATTCCCCTGCGATACGATACTTTTCAGCCTCAGCTGCTGTTGCGTTGTAAACTCGGTTGCTTTCTTCAAGCATGTCGGCGAGCACACCGATGACCTTGCTGGCTGGCGTGCCAGGGGGGAAAGATCCGGTATAGTGTTCGGCGAGCCGCCTGGTTTTGTCAAGCTCGGCGCGCATGCTGTCAGCAGCGGAATTAGCATACTCAGCATCAGCACGCGCCGCATCGATACGGGATTGTGCTTCACGTTCAATTTGTGTTTTCTCCTGCTCACGCTGTGACCTTAACTTATCATCAGCCTGTTTCTGATCTTCCTTCGCCTGAGCATACCCGGCATCGTACTGGCGGCTGCCATGCACATTCCAGGCAACAACGCAGCTGGCCACCAGAGCAGCAAGCATCGACACGATAAGCAACTGTTTCCAGTATGCTTTCACGAATGCCTTGATCATATACTTACCTTCGGCTGAAATCGGCGAACGTTAATTGGCTCACCATATGGCCATGACCAATTCAGCCAGGTAAATGTTTTCAGCTCGCACATCGCATCGAAAAATTCACCAGGATCGATGTCGGAATAGCTGCAAACTATTTCCAGACCACGTTCTGTTTCTTGCAAAGCAACTGTATCTGTTTCCCAGCGGGGAATGAGCAAAGAAAATAGTTTATTCATAAAAGCACCTTCTTGGCCGAAAGATACCGTACACGGCGATCGTCGATGCCGTTCCGGCCACCATTGATAATCAGAGTTACACGTGCAATATCGCCGGTATACTTCATGCATCCTTTGCTGGCGAAGAACCACGCCGCGCTACGAGCCGCGTATTCGTCCTGCACCAACAGTTCAGGATTCTCCAGCAGGTCCACTTTCAGGCCGTTTCCGCAATCACGATAGTTATTCAAACCGGTAATCTGGATAAGTCCGCGGCCACGGTAATTCCAGCCATCACCAGAGGCATTGTTCCCCATGCGTTTGCTGTACACCAGATTGGCAATCGCACGCTGGCGCTCAGGTGGCAATGGTGGCTCGCCTGCACGACGACCCAATGCGTTAGCCTGTCCCTGAGTAAGACGACCGGCACGAACGAAGTTAGCCAGTCCGGTGACGCTGTAATTGAAATTCTCCTGCAACCTGGTGAAGCCACCAGACTCATGCCCGACCTGAGCAATAAACATTGCCTGATCTTCGGGTTTTCTGATACCAAACTCTTTCATCGCAGAAGTTATATGCGAGAACCAGCGTGCGGCCAGAGCCTCGCTAATACCAGCAGCTCGCTGGAATTGTTTAATCTCCATGTTTAGACCTCGATGTTTTGAAAATCTGAACAACGTTACCGCGTGTTTTAATAACCGCGGCAAGCATGACAGCGTTGATAATGACCTCAGATAAATCCACAGCCATTGGCGTACGTAACCAGATTGCATAGGCGACACGAACAGGAATACTGGCCGCAGCAACAATAAGGAAATAAGCAAGCCACCCTCCCCATCTTCGATGTTGAGAGCCGTTACGCCGGAATGTGACAACGCGAATTGCTATGCCAGTACAAATAATTGCATTGGTGATAAGCAAAACAAGCTCATTAGTTACCATCGCCTTTTCTCCCAGGAATTAACTGGCGTGGATTATCAGAACGGTGATAGAGCCATATACCAATTCGCACTGCGACAATTGCTGACACGAATGCGCCAGCAGAGAAAACAATCCCTTTCTCGAAAGAGTCCTGCGTGATGGTAGGTATCATGCTGGCTATTCCGATAAGAATTGATGTTGTTGGTTTGTAAAAGAGAAGACCACAAAGAAAGCTGAGTATCGACAAGAGTACACGACGACGAACAGGATACTCTACAGCAGAGGTAACAAATATTACCGCACCAGCCAGAGCACCGAGAGCCACCTCTGGCGGAACGCCGTAGACGACAGAGGCCAGCGCACCCAAGCTTAACCCTTGATTCAGTGAATCCGCCGTAACCGTGCCATTCATGGTAACCACCGTTTATTGTGCATAAAAACCCCCTTAGAAGATGAGGTCCATCATACACAATAAACCATTTACGGATAATAATTACCTAAACTTGGTCTTATTTTGATTCCAATAGTTCGAGTCGCTCTTCAATACGATCGCATCGGCGGCGCTGATATGCAGCCTCAAGCCAAGCGCACTGGTCAGGCCGTATGCCCCATGAACTACCCGCTTTTTTAACCAGCCTCTGTTCTCCGGTGTCATATTCGACGGTGACCAACTCACCAGACGCATCGGTAATCTCTTTAGTCGCGATTACCGGCTCAAAAATATCGTCCCACTCGTCATAGCAAAGAAGGCCAAATCTGGTTCCATCAATTCCGTGCGCCAGGAATACATCTCTTACCTGCTGAGCCATGACGCCAAAATGCCATCTGGCACCATCGCCCTTCATGGATATAGCGTCGAGCCATCGATACGCCACAACAGAAATATCGCCCCAGGCATCAAGAATGCTGTCTCTATCAGAAGAAAGCATTTCACTTAAATCTGATATTGCCTCGGGATTGGTTTTCAGCGTGGCATCTGATGAAACGGTTGGGGCATTTGCAAAGTAGGCGTCTTTAATACGAAACGATGCCTGACCAAAATTATAGGTATTGTCAGCAAACGGGCGAAGACCTGTATTATAAAACCGCCAGCGTATGGTTCCTCCCAATGCTGTCGGGTCGCTGTTGCATGCAATATCCACCGTGGTGGCAGACCTAAACACAGAAGAACTACCGCCCAATACCAAGCTATTTGCGCTAGCTGTAGCCTGCTGGTCAAGGACCAATATTTTCTGAGAGTTTGTAGTTGCACCGGCATATGATGATGCAGTGATGCGGTTTAATTGGTTTGTATCAGGATCTGCGTTTTGCTGAATGGTTAAGTTAGATGCCCACTGTGCCGGTCGCTGGCGCACAAATACAAAGTCACCAGAAGGATTAGTTGCAACCAAATAACTAATGCCACTATCAGATGAATAATAGTTGACTATAAAAGTCTGATTATTCGCATTCAGTATTTCAACATATGTGCTGGAAGGGATTGCCACGCCAGATATATCAGCAATGCTGACAGTCCCTGTGTAAAAATTAAATGCCTTCTGACTCATCTCCTGCATATAGCGAAGAATTTCAGTCATGTTAGTGAACAACGTACCATCTACAGGGTTAACAATCCCCTTCGCACTACGGGGATATACCCCAATGCTCGCGTGATCGATATCAAATCCGCGGTAAAGCCTGGATGCAGGTGTAAAATCGATAGCATCTTTATCAGTGGAGAAATCTTCGAAAATAACCAAACCTGAATTGTAAGGTTCAGAGCCAGTTCTTTCCTGATGAATGTAAAGTGAATAAATGGATTTTCCATCCTGAGAAACACAAACGCCTTCATTTTCTATGCGAGTGACGTTCAATCCTGCGGCTTTCATTAAATCCATCATGGCCTGAGGATGAAGCATTGATTCAGTTCGCTTTGTACCGTCAGGGTTAAAAACTTTGCTGCCCTGATATTCGTTATATCCTGCGCTTCCTGCCCCATCAGCTATGAAGCCGCCATAGCCGCAGACAAAGTAGTTATCACCTACCGCAATACCCTGACGCTTGTTGAAATAAGGCGCATAAGGTGAGGTGCTTTTAGTTACATACCCAACATCATGTAACGGCAGCGTTATAGTTGACAGGCGATTGAAACCACTGTCGAACACTGCAAGTACAGTTCTTGTGATTTTCTGTCCTACTTCTGGCGCATTCTGCTCAACGAGCCATATACCTCTTCTGTAGCTGAACTGGTTGAATAATCCAACATCATGGTTTTGTACAAGAGGCAGATTGCTTCCGTATAATGCCCCCTCCATATTAAATTCACGCAGTATTCCGTTTGTGTGACCAACAAACATTTTTTTTGGGCCATAGTCTGACGTAACCACGATTCCTTCAGCAGCGAAGCCTGGGCCGCCAGCCTGAACATAGAAATAACCTTGATAAATACCAGATATGTTAAATACTGCGACGACATTATTCGTCTGTTTAGGCTCAAATGGATAAGTGATGTATATCAAATCTTCGCTAACGCAGAATCCTTGAGGATACATATAAGTTGCTGACGGGTTAGCAGCCATAATCGCATCATATTCAGGAAAAAGAAGCGGCATCGTAGCTACAATCTTTCTTTGGTGATTTGTAAAAATATCGTTTTTAGCGCTGTTAGGTGTAGGCGTTACACCTCCAGTAAAAAGATCATCAACATAACCTTTATTGACAGCATCGTTTCTGTCAGTGGCATTTGCTAGATTTGATATCTTATTATTTTTTGCATCATAATAGTTAGCCAGAATGCTTGGTTTTATAAGTGCTAACCTCATCCATGAAAAACACTTTTGAATAAGCATTGTCAGTTTATCGAACGCGTCTTCATGTACCTCAGCGAAGAACTTACCCTGATTACGCAAATCAGTATCCTGCGTAACCGGGAGCTCTCGTGATATAGAAATATGATAACCGTTAGCCAACGCCTTCGACAGAATTACATTACCGCCATTATATCCTCCAGCATTGGTTACTGTGTAGTCAGTATCCAGAACCAATTCTGTTACGTTCCCGTTCAGGTCAGACACCTGAACAACCAGGTCCGGAAGGTATACGGAAATGATGTCGTAGCTCCGTTACCAGTGTATTCGTTGTGGTCAACTTCGGTTGAGACCGTCATGTTAAATCTCCAGATAGTCGCAGCACCCGTTGCGCCGCATATCTGGTTATTCTATTACCTGAAAAACCACATATGGATAGATAATCCATAAATACGAAAAGATATTACCTTTCAGGTGATTTGCAAAACGTGCTGGATAGCAAACAAATTATTTGCTACTGTATAAATATACAGTTATTGCATGGAGAAGATAAGATGCAGCAGTATCACTATCCACTGGAAGACGGATTTACCGAAAGGATTCACACGCCGGGAGGCGTCAGGTCACTGGTGGAGGGATCGCACTTGATGAAATTACTCCGGGATCTCGATAAGGATGGATTTAATGTCGATGGCCCACTTGCCGAACTGACTGCACTGATTAACTACGTCACCAGCTCACAGATGTCTATGCGGGATCTGCAAACACATCTCGACTATTGTGCCGAACAATTACGAAAACAAACCCGGTAAATTTAAAGGCCGCAAGAGCGGCCTATCGTTTCGCTTTGTGCTCATCCCAGCACGTTTTGCACCATGCCATTAAGCCGTCCGCATTTTGATTATTAGGGTAAAAGCTGGTTCGTTTTCTGCGGACATTACAAATTGGGCACCACTTCATATGGCGTGTATTCTTTGGGCCATCGAGACACCTTGCACACCATTTAGTCAATCCATCTGGATTTTTTGACGATTTCCTGAATTTTTCATATGGAAGGTTTATTCTGCATCGCAAGCACTGCTTGCTACCACTTGAAACTCTGTTAGCTGATTCTTCTTTTGGCGGCGATACAGAAGGTATTCTTGCTGGCTCTGATATTGCCTGAGGTGCTTTTTTAGATGACTGAGACGATATGTCATCACCAGGGAATCTTCCATGATATGCCGGACGCGTTGACACTCCAGGTGGAATCTCAGCTGTAAACGGCTTTGGCTGAATCAGTTGCCTCTCTTTTGCTAACTCCTGCTGTTTATAATATGTCTGGATTACCGCACTATCATAAGCAGGAGGTGCGGAAATATTAGGCGCATTACCTCCAGTTTTTTGAAACTGAGTAGAGGTGTGTTCTATCACCTGTGTACGATTAATCGTTATCTCCCCATCTTCGGTCTTTATCGTTTTGTTATGATTAACGACCGTACGATCAGAGATCTTAGTCTTGTTCTGGTTGATAACGTAAATAATCACCGCAACCACACCAACAACTATCCAGAAAACTTCCATTGCTTTTCCTCACAATAACATTACCTTAAAGGTAATATCTTGCTTTCAGGTGATCAAGCGTTAAACGCAATCAACCAAATACGGTTGATTTCAATGTTTCTTCGCGCTTATCATTACCTTTACGGTAAATTTACATCGCACTCCTCTTGTGCCATAGTAATCGGGCACTGGCAAAATCCAGTGCCGGGATTGGCGTCCCGGATTACTACAGAGGCACATATGCCGCATAAGCGGTTTTTTTATGTGTAAAGCGCACCTATTCTATGGTGGGCTGTGTGGGGGCACCGAAAGGTGCGCCGGGTCCTTTGTAGCCGGTTACGCCAACCCTGCACAGTTCACCACCAACCGATTGGCGTCGGTAGTGGTGATTAACCTAACTACAAAGGTGATCACTATGACTGCTAACGTAACCCCATCTGTTTTTCATTTTGAATCAGAAGCAACCATTCGAGCCATTGTTATTGATGGAAATCCTTGGTTTGTTGCCAAAGACGTTATTAAAGCTCTTCAACTGACAAACCCCACTATGTCAATAAAATCTCTTGATGATGATGAAAGGGCTAAATTTAACTTAGGCCGTCAAGGCGAAACCAATATTATCAACGAGTCAGGCCTCTACACACTGATCCTCCGCTGCCGCGATGCGGTGACACCAGGCACTATCCCATACCGCTTTCGTAAATGGGTTACAGGTGAGGTTCTTCCTCAGATCCGCCGCACCGGAAGTTACATTAAAAACTCGCTCCCGCAAGAAGAACGCATAAAGATGGTTGCCGACCAGGTAGCCAACGCCACAGCATCAGCAGTGATGCAGGCAATGAAGATAGAGAACAAAACCTACAGCGCCCCACTAAAGCCCGGCTACCGCAGTCTGATTCACTCGCCGTCTGGTGTTCTCGGCCTGACGGAGAACTCACTGCTGATGAATCTGCTGAACCAGTTACAGGAAGACGGGCACGACGTATCGGGCGCGGCGGCGGAGTTGACCACCATGTTCTGCTACATCGTCGGTGTGAACAAATGCCTGCGTGATATCCAGACGCACGCGGAGTACATCAACGACAAAGCAGGGTTCTTCTGACGGGCGGTGGCATTCGTTAAAACAAGGCCGCTTTTGCGGCCTGTGACATGTCACGACTTATAAAGATGACTGATATTTTACAACTCTGTTCATGGCATCTTTTTTCACCGAGCTGATATCAGTTCTTATTTTGGCTTCGTCATTACTGTTTATCATGCTATTAACTTTTTGCACTGACATGCCGTTTCTTTCAGCCATTGCACATACAGCAGCATCGTATGAAGAACTCGCTGCGATGGATATCACCTTGTTACACTCAAACACAGCACCTTCAGCAATATCAGATGCCGATGATGCTGGCTTGGTATAAGTCTTGACGTAGTGATCAATACAACTATCCTTCGCCGTCTTGGCAAGAGAAAAATCCATTTTAACTTTGTCGCAATATGCCTTATCAACACCGTCATAAACATCATAGGATGTCGAGCAAGCGGATATCAAAAATACCGATAACAGCAATAATTCCTTCATTGTTGTTCCTTATTGCGGAGTGACATCCTGAGGTCGCCACCAGTATGTCTGGTTAAACTCTTTCTTCGAACGTTGCTCCATTTTACGCAAATAGCCTGGTGAAAAATACTCCTGCATCTGGTTAAAGATCATATGATCGAGAGCCGCCTTCAAGTACCAGAGATTCGCACCTGGCATCAGCCCCTTCCCCAGCTTAACCAGATCACCACCAGTCTGCTCACTCTTCCCTTCCACAGCATTTAGCGGTATGCCCTGAGCTATCTTCACTACGTCATCAACCAGACCAGCTACCGGGCCAAGCATCGACGCCAGCGCGCCGCTCCCGTACCTAGTGTGGTCAGAGAAAAGAAAATCACCGTACAACCCAGCCCCGCCACCTTTTAAAAATGCATTTATCCAGAATTTAACCATGTGGTCACCGGTCATTTCCTTTGGATTTCTCCCATTAATAAGATCAGTAATCTGCATGGAAAGAGCACCAAGCATGGTTGTGCTTGCTAAAAACGTTGCTATATATGCTGCACGCCCACCAGCAGACGGCATACCCATAGCGCGTGACCAGTGACGCATAACAACCGAGATAGGGAACGATTTAAACAGGAAAACACTTCTCGTTAATTCACCTTTCCATGTTCCACGCTGAAGACCAGACCCTACGAACATCTGCTCACGTGCGCCCGGTGTAATAACAGCCATATCAACTTCTTCAGTTACGGCACCGAGCAGTTTACGCATTGCCTCAAATTTCACGCGTTCAGGCTCACCAAGATGTTTAACTGCTGAATCAGGGATACGCATAATGCTTTCCGGTGTCAGCATCGTATTATTACCGTTCCCCCAGTCCTCCTGTTGCGCCAGCTTCCATACGCTCCAGTCTGTGTCAGTAATCCCTTTACTTTTCAGGATACGAAAATCAGAGTCATCGAGGCTACGAAGGTCTGGTGTCCGTGACACTACTTCTCCCAGGCTTCCCATCATGGTTACGCCATAGGCGCGCTTGTGCGCATCTGACCATGCTGTAAGCCCACTGGCACGCATTACCGCCGTTGCCGCCCAACGAGACACTGACGGCCCCATATTATCCATCGCCCAGCGGTTAACGCTGCCAAGTAGAGATTCCATCGCCAGACCAGCGCGGCGCGCCCGCGCAAGTTCTGTACGGTTCGTTGGGTCCATAGCTTCAAGCTGGTTGCGGAATAACTGGTTCATTGGAAGGTTGGTAACCTTCGCAGACAGATACATGGTTCCAAGATCAGAGAACGATGACAGCAACGCGGATCCGAGTCTGCTGGCAACCAGCCAGTTGCGGATATTGTCAGACCATCGCGCGATGTGCGGATTCGCTACAGGCTGTGTCTTTCCGGAAATAAAGTTGTACAGATTCTCTGTGTTGTTCGCCAGCCGCTCGACTTTACCGGTTTTACTCGGGTTAGCTGTTGCCGTTTCTGCCTTCACCTGATCAAGAAGAGAGCGGAAAACATGATCGGGGTTTGGGCCATATGTTTCCACCAGTGCAATATCTTTACTGATACCTTCCAGGTGACCGACCATGATTTCCCATAGAGAGCGATCGCCATAAAGTTGCTGATATTGCAGATAGGAATCTGCATCTTTGAAATGTATCTGTCGTGATGCATTACCACGGTTAGCACGTGCGCCGGAAATTCGCATTCCGGTATCAGTAAGCTTATTCAGCCCACCAGTAGCGATCGTGTTATAAGCCTCTCCAAGAAATGCAGACAACTCGGCATCGTTCATCAGTTGTCCATCGGCTCGGATATAATATTTGCGATCCAGCTTACCTATAACATCGCTAACCCACTTATCCTTTGATACCGCCCCAACCTTTTCCATAGAATGATGTTGAGGGATCCCCCAGTTTTCGAGATAGCCAATGTCCCCACCAGCATCATTAAACCGGCGGCGCAGTAGATCTGTCACTTCTCTCCACGCCTTAGCACCTTTTCTTGCTTTAGCATTGCCAGTATTTTGCCCTCGCATTTCATATACCAGGTCACGCACGCCAGCTTCATCTTCAAACAGGCCAAAAAAGCGAGGATCAACTGCTTCAAATGCCTCTTGCAATTGACTCAATGCATAATCACGAGTGGCTTTTGTTCTGGACTCAACAGAGAGGAAATTCGATTTACCGTCTGCATTAAAAGCAATAGTACGGTTAAGAGCGCCAAGTTTCCCATCAGCCCCTTGATAGCTATTGATAAATTTATCCAATCTCTGACGTGCGGCTATAGTGAGGGCCACACGACGTTTCTTTAATGCCGCTTCTCGCTGTAATTCTTCAGATGCCAATTGTGCTGCACGATATAGCCGCTCTGATTCGGAAAGTTGTCTCCACGACATCGGGTCATCACGAGCAATGGAGCGCATATTTCGATAAATGCGGTCTTCAATGTTCTGTATTTCTCGCGCCGTTAACGTGCGCTGCGCCGCCTGCTGGACCGCTTGTATACATTCCTGTCTCATTTAATTTAACCTCTCAAGAAACACGCCACAGCGACATCAAACAGGCTGGAATCCTGTATTGCCTGCTCACTTTCCCTGTTCGCTTCATCCAGTACTTCACGCGCTCTGCGCGATTGTGGATTACCATCATCATCCAGCACGGTGATTATCATGTCAGGTGATTCAAGCAGCGAGTCTTCAGCTATACGCAGATCAATATCTCCTGCCGGATCTGCCATCATTTTTTGTTCTGCCTGTTGCAATATATTACCGGGCTCAAAAGGAGCTACTTCGTCTGGCGTCCTGACCTCTGCTGTTTTATAGAATGAAACAGCCTGAGCATTAAGTTCACTTTCTGCCTGCTTTCTCCGAGCCAGTTCTGCTCGAGCTTCAAAAAACTGACCGCCAGGCTCGTGCGGTGCCAACGCGTTACGGGAAAATTCCAGGCGTTCTTGTGCCTGCCGGATTCGTTGATCAATATCGCGAAGTCTGGCCTGTTTATCTGATCGAGCACGAGACAAAGCTTTACCGCTACCGGTTGGCTCTTCTGCAAGAATTTGTGCACGCTGTTCAGTGAGATTTTCAATAATTCGTTGGCTATTAGCGATTTCAGACTGGTAAACCTGTCTATCTCCACGCGGCAAAAGCTGCGCGGCCTGTTCTTCAAGCAACCGATTTTCTATAGCGCGCGCCGTTACTCCATCATCTACAGATGACAGAGCCTCATTAACTGCCTGAGACAGCAGACTCTTGCGCCCAGGAATTTCACTGAAAGATGCAGACTCAACAATGCTGGCAACGTCTACAGGTCTCCCCTGGCTAACATCAGACATAGCTTTTCTCAGAGCCTGAATGTGAGAATTGCGCGAAAGCACGTTGATCGGCACGCCGGGCGCAATATCAATTTCAGCATGATGAGCGGCATTCGCCGCCAGTGCAGCATCGATATCAACTGGTGAAAAATTTGGTGCGCTTGTAGACTCGCCGCGAGAGTTAATAAATCTGCCGACACCACCAAACGCCACCCCAAGAACAGCATCAATAGCAATTGCCTGTCGATCCAACACATCATACTGGTTAGCCATTTCGCTATAGCCACCATCACGAAGCGTTTTTGCAGTAAGCCCACGCTGTGCCATACCGAACGCAATATTTGTACCTGCGGCATAGGCAATATCTGGCGTTGCACGTACTGCTGTTGCTGCTGCGCGTCGCACTGAACTTTCACCCGTCCGCGCAAGCTGAGCCGCCACACCTTCCGCCAGCGCACCACCAGCACGTAACCCGAGGCTCATAGGGATCAGTGTTCCGGCACCAGCAGTAATACCCTGCACTAATCCCGCTTCCTGCGCTGCCCTGAAATCAACCCCCTGTGCTGTCAGCCGTTCAAACTCAGAAAAACCCTGTAGCGAAGTTACCGCCGCTGCACCTCCGACCGGACCACCGAGCGTTGTACCGACAACAGCCTGCCCGCCCATATCGAACAACCCATAAAGAACCTGCCCGGCGGTTCCGGTTGTCGCCGCATCAGGCGTCAGCCGCTTAACCTGCTGCTCTGCTAGTTTTCTCTGCTCGGCAATGTATGAAACTGAAGTGTCATTGAGCGAGGTGTTTTCGTTAACAAACTGAGCAATCGGGGATACGATTTTATCCATCCCTGCCCATAGCAACTGATCTGGCTTTGCCACCAGCCCGGAGTACAAACCAGACAATGCCGCTCCTACAGCATTGTCGAAAAAACCAACATCACTGTTAAAGCCCGCTGGATTTGATGCTGCTTCGTCAAGTTGCTGATTCTGGTTTACTGGATTAAGGCCAAAGTAACTCATTGCGGAATATCTCCGGAGAATCTCTGACGCTTCTGTGTCAGATCAAGAACAACAGGAGAACCATCATCCTTCAGCAGATATCCAGTCCCAAGTTTTACCAAGTACTGACTATCGCCGTAACTTTGCAAACCATACTGACCAAGCGGTGTTTTTATCCCTGTGCCGACAACTTGTTCATTCCAAGCCTGATTAACCTGCTTATCGAATTGCTCTGCAGACATTCCCCACGGCAAAAGAACATTCCCCATTCCGTTATAGTCATGCACGCCACCTGTAGCTACGTTAACAGCCTGTTTCCAGATATCATTGTCAATTTCGCCTGATACCACGCCTTTTTTCGCCATCACACCAGCGTAATAGTCCTTTGCGATCTCGTATGCCATTGATGCCCCCTGAGCATCACCAGCAAATGCATCCTTCACCATGTCAGAAAACTCAAGGCGAAGATCAGCATCTTTAGGCATCGGAATACCTTTCGCATCATCAGTACCTTTACGAGCCGCCGCGCCAGCAAGAATTGTCTGCGCAGCGGTTTCAGGAGACACGGAAACATCCGGATTAAACCAGTTTTTTTCTGCCAAAATACCACCTGGCTTATCCATCAGTATCCCGGCAACGGCAGCAGATGGAGCGTTGGCACTGATCTGCTGTAGTGCTGACATATACACCTGCCCACCACCAGTGCTTTGCCTGATGGTATCGAGATATGCTGCCTGTTGGGAAACGGGCGCATCACGAAAGAAAACACCGATCTGATTGGCCTCGTCTTTGGAAAAGAACGTCAGTGGAGTGCCATATGACTTGGCAAGATCACTAACCTGAGCGGCACGCAAGGCAACGCTCTGTCCAAAGTTATCCTTATTGCTCATGTCGATAGGCTTTGCCTGTCCGGCGGCAAGAGAGAACTGCACAGGATCCGATTGCCGCTGCTTTATCACCTGATTTGCAGCCGAAACAACGTTGTCATAAAGAGCTGCGCGTGCCGCATACCCCTCCCCTGTCTCACCAGTATCCTGGCGTAATTGCTCAACATATGCTGTAATGCTGCTTGTCGGCATGTTGCGGAAAGAGCCTATATACTGTCCGGCGATCTGCGTATTCTTAAACTCGGTATATCGCAGGTTTCCTTCTCTGACTCCATAAGCTGCAATAAAATCAGCCTCACCAGGTGGGTTAGGAAATTCAACTCCACGCATATACGCAGCTGTCGCATCTCGAACCCGGCTGTCAATCATCGTTTTATATTCAGCCTGCTGCTGCCGACGCAGTTGATCCGCCTGTCGCATAAAACTTGCCTGCGCCTCAGAAGATGCCGCATCGAATGCTGCATTACCGGTATAGCGTTTGGTGTTGGTTGGAATTGTTGATAAACCAAGTGCTGCACTGACACCAGCAGTTAACTGCTGATCACTGTATGGCTGGCTACCGTTCTCATGATGAATAATGGCTGCACAAAGCGCCTTCAGGGTATCAGGATTTGATGCATCGAGAGGCTCATCAGCAGAAACGCCAAGTTGTTCGCACACTGCTTTGATATACGACATAGTGTCATTTTTATCAGTGGGCGGTGCCCAACGATTAATTATCTCGCTGACGGTATCGATACCCTGCCGCTGATACGACATCAGGTTCCGCCCTAATGCACGAATCCCGTGTTCAGGTGTTTCGAATTTAGCAAATCGACCATCATCACCGGTCTGGCCTACCCACGGATTAGTTTTGCTGTATTCGAGATTTCCTGGGTTATTGTTGCGTATGCCACGGGCACGATCGGAATAGCTACTATCTGCTACAGCACGGCGAGCTCCAGCAGCAGTATCACTTAACTCGCCATTACTTTGGATGAATGCGGTCGCATTGTTTGCCGACCACTGGGACAATGCGGCATCAGCAACCTTCTCTTTAAACTCGATTTTCTTGGCCTGTATTTGCTCGTCGCTCCAGCCATGCGCAATGCCGTAATCCTCAATTTGCTGGAAAGTTTGCTTATTAGCCAATACGTATGCGGCGTTGTCGCCATACAATGCTGCGGCATTTTTACCATTGTTCAGCAGCGTCGCCTGAAACTGGCCTTCTTCGTAGGCATTTATTTGCCCTATCTCGTGCCGCCCGGCCTGCGTAGTGAACTGAATACGCTGCTGCTGCGCCTGCTGCATGAAAGCATTACGAGCCTGTTCATCCGGCAGCGACATAGCCAGTTGTTCGATCTGAGCATCAAACTGCTGCGTATACTCCTGACCTTTTCCAATAGCATTTTTCCCTTTCAGGTTAAGCAAACCTGTTTCAGGGTTATTCAGCAGATCGCTGCTTATCTGGCTTAAGCTAAGAGAATCATCCTGAGCCATAGCAACATTCGCACGCTGTTTTGCCTGCGCAATAATACCTGCATATTGCTCTGCAACATCGCCAAGTACATCACCGACATTTGGTGTCTGAAACGATGAGAATCCCTGCGTCGAAATCCCTCTGCTCTGAACCTGACGGCCCGATGTTGTTGGTACAACTGGCATCTTATTATCCCCTTATCGACCGGTTGGAGTGCCAACAGCAGCAGAAATCGGCGCAGCCTTCTGAGAGAACGGGCTCCACGTTCCGCCGCCCATCTGGTATGCACCGTATGCTTTTAGTGGTGCCGTTAATAAAGTGCTGGTCATCGATGATTTAGCAGCCGACTGAGCAGCAGCCCCCTGTGCCTGAGCATTCATTCCCTGAACCTGATACCCATATGCCTCACGCTGAGCATTATTCACTGTCGTTAACGCATCAAGAGTGCCGAACTGAGCATTATCCGCAAAAACGTCAAGAGCTGTTCCGCTACTTAATTCCGCACCGGTAGCCCCCATAGTAGCCGCCGCAGTGCCTGAGCGTTGACGCATTTCACGACGACGCTGATCCGCTTCAATATTCCCACGATTGATTGAATCCTGTGCCTGAGCTTCAGCAATTTCAGTATTCCGATCTGCTATGGCTGACTGGTATTTTGCCTGCTTGCTCTGGCTGTACATTGACGCTGCTGTGGATGCCACTGTGACGGCAACCAAAGCGATGGCTGGGTTACACATTATTTTCTCTCCATGTGAAATCTGTGGAAATTAAGACCAAGAGCACCATAAGGCGCGGCTTCTTCAAGCCTGAATCCAAGCCAGTGCAGCCATGCTTTGGCAACATGGTTTCGCTCGTCGACGTAGTTTTCCAGGCGCGGATAAACTGCCAGCATCTGCTGCAATACAGGGCGGCAGTGGCGAAGAAATGTCTTCTGATATTTTTCAATACGGCTGGTTCCTACCAGCCAGGGCGTACCATTGCCACCGATCATTGACGCCGGAGATACGCCAAACATGGTTACCAGTTCTCCGTTCGCAAATCCTGACCAGGCCATAGTCGCAGTGCGAAGACCAACACGCAGCGCATCTTCGGTAGTCATCAGCGATACCGCATACAGTTCGTCAATATCAGCCTGACGAACATCCGGCAAAATCATCTGAAGATGCTCTTCGGTAGCGGGAACAATTCGAATATCGATCATCAGAATCCCCCAACAGTAAGGCGAGGAATAACGGCAAGAACAGACAGCGGCAACGGGTCAAGCTGACGGATTCTTACACGTCCGTTTTTGCCCCAGTTACTGTCCAGTTTCACTTCTACTTTTCCGGTAGCGTCATCAACAGGATCATCGTAGAACTCGAATTCACGCTGTGGATATTCGTACCATTTACCGCCGGGCGTAGTCGCCCAGATGCCGCGGCTGGCATTCACAACCAGAGTAACGGATGGGATCACCTGTTTTTTGTCCAGCAGCGTTTCCTGTCCGTTAATGTTGATATCCAGTGTTTCGAATTCAGCAGTTATTGGCAGGCCGATGTGCACTACAGCCCCCGGTGATTCCAGCGTGACGGCACCTCCGGAAACTACTTTCTGTGGTTCCACGTTCGCATCAGAGAGGATGTTTACGGTCTGACCTTCAAGATGAGACAAGCCGCCAAATGCCCGGCGCGCCATCTGCCAGTTCGTGGTGGCCACATTCCTGAGGGATGGCGGGACGTTCCTGTTAGCACGAACCACTACAGCGGTGTTGCTGGTTACAGAAATAATGTCGCAACGTAATTCTTTTGACACTTCATCGCCAGTATCAGGATCAGTTCCGGTATAAGGGAACTGTAGTTGCGCACCGACATCACTACTGGTGAAGTACGCACCACCAGAAATACTGATTGTATATTCCGCGCGGTAATCCCATTCGCCAGAACCACCAGTGATGGTCATCGTTCTGTCAGACGTATTTCTTCCATCATAGCTAAGGCCAGAATCAACAAAGAAAGCATCTTCATCGCTGGTAAATAAACGGCTGGACAGTCGCTCGATGTATCTCACTGTTTGCCCGTTAACGGTTCGGTTAACGACGAAATACACTGCATCTTCATTTCCTTCGCTGATACTGCATGTGCTTTCATATTTTCCGGTACTGGATTGTGGTGCCCATGCAAAAACCTGCTGATCACGCAAATAGGTCATCACCAGTAATTTACCGTCATCACGAATGCAGAAGGCGCTGGAGTAAGGGACAATAGAGAAGCACCAGTCAACAATGCTGTGCTTCTGAAAAAGATGATTGGCAAGGATGGTCAGGTCGTTCCCCTGATAGCCGTCAACATCGAATGAGTAGGCCAGATCACGGACAACACTGCCTTTCTCCTGGACGAACAGAGCAATATTCGCCACGGCAATTGGTGGGACATTGCTAGAGCCATTTGATCCCTGAGAGCTGAATGCAAATGATGATGGGGTTAACACTTTGTTCTGGTCGCCGGTGATGACGTACTCACCTCCAGAAGTCAGTGCCACCAGCGAACCGACATCAATCAGGTGGCGGATCTCATTAACCTGACGCCCGGCATAGGTGTAGATAATTCTGTCGTCATCCTGCGTAGGATTGCTTTTGCCAAAATCCTTATAATCCCCGGTACGGCTGGCCCAGATAGTCTGAGGGAACGCAGTCGATGCGGCGAAGTAAAGACGTTGTTGATAATAAACAACAGTGCCAGGATAACCATTAACACTGTTCCAGGCATATTTAGCCCATTTATAGCTGGCATTATCCTCGCCAACTACCTGCGAAGGGATATAGGAAATCACCTCGGCAGTTGCAGTAGTTCCATTTGCAGCAGTGATACGGGCAATGCCAAAACCACTGTGCAGATATTCCCACTCAATGCCAGTATCATCATCACCGGATCCGCCCCAGCCATCCCATGATGTGCCTTCTGTATGCGAAGGGCGCAAAGTACCTGTTTTGCCTGCTGTAACGGCGCGATAGTAGTTACTGTCTGCACGGCGAATATCGCCAATCGACGTACTCTTACTGGTTTCCCATACCGGCACTGAATCCACTGCAGGCTGTTCCAGATAGAACAATTTGCCTACCTGCTCCGCGCCAAAAATAGAGGCGCTTGCCGTTAACGTAATTGTCCCGGTGCTGGCGCTGGCATAAACCGTCACTGACTCGTCAATATTGATATCTTCAAATGGCCCGTTCTTCGTTACCACATCAACCAGTTGCCAGTTGTCATGAGCATATCGGCGCAACTCTTTCGGCGGGTATGCCGGGTGAACCAGCGTAAGCACGTCGGCGCTTTGCGTGAATTTAATTCGGAACAGATCGGCTTCAGTATATGGCGTGGCAATTTCATAAATAACATTGCTGCTGTTCAGCACCAACGCACCATCTTTGATAACGCGCATGTACTGGTGTCCGAACTCCAGAGCATAGGTCTGAACCGTCGAGAACTGGAACGGAATCAGGCGGCATTTCCGATTTGGGTATTTGGCGGCACCGACAAAACGCGTACCAGGTCGATTCTCAACGCCGCCATACTGCCGCACGATAAAGTTATCGCACTTGCGCAATGCCACCTGGTACTTCGCCATGTCGATACGACCGTACAACGACGGTCCAATCTCACCACCGGCAAAGCTGGGCTGGATCCAACTGATAGCCATCAGGACAACCTCGCAATGGTAAACTCGTCAACCGGTGGCTGTGGTTCCTGTGATTCATTCTGGCTATGCGAGCCAGCACTAAGAATCACGCGATTGTACATATTGAGGGCAAACGTACCGAGGTCTGCATTCCCAGTCAGCGCCATGTTAATAGCTGCCGCAAGACGCCAGGCCAACGCCTCCATAAAAATGGCATCAAACATGTTCACATCTGTAACGCGAGAGACATACTTGAGCCATGCCTGAGGCTGGTCTGTGTAGATCAACTTTCCTGTTCCGTTGGTGTCTGCACCAACTTCGTACTGAACGCGCATTGATGCTGTTGGATTGCGTACACCAGGAAGCATAATTTCAGTAATGCGCAGACAATCTGACGGGTACTGGTACGCATATTCCCAGTCAGGCGGTGGATTGCTCGTATCTGCAAGCGCCACGCGTTTGGTAGCAAAGTTCCAGTCAAAATCAGAAAGCACAGCATCACGGCAGGCCTCAAAGTGCAGCGAACATTCCCCCGCTTCCTTGCTGGCTTCCGTCAGGCTGTTAATGCTGCGGCTGTTGCCAATATTGGACAGCGCACGATTACAGATCTCTACTACAGAGGCCATCACTCACCTCCGTTACCGTACAGAGTTTCAGCCGCTGATTTTTCTACATCCCCGGAAACAGGAGCGATCGCCATATCAGTGATCTGCAGATCGGCGCTGCGATTAACGCCATCGTCAGTTTCTCTGGCAGACAGGCCTCGAATAACAGCCTTTGCAGTTATCATCACTTCCGTTCCGACGCCCTGAGGTTGCGCCTTCAGCTTATTCAATGTGTCGTTATTAAGAGTGATGCACAGCCCCCACGGGTATTCATCGCGAGTTCTGGTTTCTCCGCTCTCATCCTGGTAGCTGTCAGTGCCGGTTTTGAGGTTTACGAGTTCCATATACACTCCTGCAATAAAGGGGCCGAAGCCCCTTGTCTGATTCGCGAGGCTTACACGCCCAGTTCTTTACGCTTATCTGCGATCTTCTCGCGGAGCGTTTCGGCTTTGGCGTTATGGTGTGGCTTCTCGTTAAAGAGCAATTCGTACTCTTCACGGAGCTTATCCAGTTCACCATCATCTGACACATCGTTGATGATTTTGGTGCTGGTTGCTGCCATTGACACCTTTCCTGCAACTTTTGCTTTTGCCTGTCTGGCTGCATCGTTAACAGGTTCCAGTGCGCTACCAGGCTCACCTTCGTATTCGATTTCTGCCCCCTCCGGCCACAGAGTGTTATGGATATGAGAGAGGCGCAGAACGCGGTATCTTGGTTTCTCACCTGACATCGATATCACCTTAACCAGTTACTTTTGAGCGGATCGGATACGGCGTATTGGCATCAACATCAAGACTGATACCAGCAGTGAATTCGCCAGCCGTTAGTGGACCAGTTGCGACGGAGTAGTTAACACGCAGATATCGCTGAACACCGGCAGGCACCTTTGCAGAAACAACTCGTTTACCTGCTGTCAGGGCGGTCTTTGCCAGTGCGCCACTATCATAAATAGTGGTCCATGAGCTGTTATTCTCACTCGTCTGCAACTGGATGTTTACAGTTGCATCACCGCTTGCCGCGGCGGCTGTGTTAACCAGCGCCCAAAACTCAAGCGGGTAACCAACGCCGATATCACGACGTTTTCCGTCAATTGGACCGAGATCGATTACGTCAGTAGAAGCCGCGGTATTCGTAACCGCCTGAGCTTCGGAGAACATCAACAGTTTGTCGGTGATCATCTTCTTTCTCCATTAGTGGGTCTGTTACGACCCACAGGTTAATAACAGGCGTTACACCACGCGGGCTTCTGTTTCCAGAAGCGCATCAGTTTCACGGATTGGTACACCACGGAATGAAGTCCACCACTCGCCTTCTGTCTCTTTTACGCTGATCGCCAGAGATGTTTTCTCCAGAGATTGCAGATCAAGAGCCTGGCCTACAGTGCGGTTCATGTAGAACACCGGGCGACCCATGCCACGATTTGGAATGCGATGCAGTGCTTTAACCATCAACTTCGCAATATTTGCGGCAGAGGAAGGTTCTGAAAGATTGCTGACATCGATGTTTGCAATGCGAACAACATAACGCCAGTCACGCAGAGCAAGTCCGTTGTCCCATTTGTAATGGGTACGGTAGCCTTCGTACTTGCCGCCATTCGCATCTTCCAGTGTCACCTGGCCTTTATCTTCCATCTGGATACCAGCCTTCTGCCCTTTCGGGAAGATGCCATGCACGGTGTTTTCGCCCCACACCACTAACCAGATTGAGGTGTTATCTGTACCCGTGCCACCAGCATCAATGATGTTCTGAGCATTACCCGCAGACAGGCTGGAATAGCGGGAGGACAGTCCCATAAACTGCTGAGGGTTAACGCTGGAATCACCATAAAACAGTGTCTGCGCCATCTGCTGATTCATCGCTTCAATAAATGCGCGGTCTTCAGACAGGCGGAATTCGGCGGTATTACCGTTCAGATCAGCCAGTGACTTATCGACTTCAGCATAGGTTTCCAGCATGCCAACGGAATCGGTTACCTGCACTGTGGTTGATTTGCTTGGCTGTACGCCATAGTTCAGCAAACGCCAGGTAGCTGAAGGTAAACCAGAACGAATGGTGGTTCGGTGTCCGGTAGGAAGGTTCCCTTCGACAAAAGGCATATCCTGAAGGATCGGGTTTGTTTGACCGAGAAGCTCGATAATCTTATCGACTTTCCCGTTTGGATCGACGCGCTTACCCCAGTCAGCCAGCGTTAGCGCAGTTAAGCCTTTAACAGCCATTGTCATTTCCTCTCTTATTTGCCATAGAGCACTTCGGCCGCACTACGCTGGCCTTCATTACCACCGGTGACCATGCCATCTTCAGACATCGCCTTTCCGATTTTCACGAACGTTTTGACCAGATCAGGGTGATTACCCAGCCCGGTGGTGTTCAGATATTCTTTGAGTTCAGGTGTCCCGAACTGGTCAAGCGCACGCTGTGCGACGCTAAGGTTAGAAATCAACTTGTCGCCACCGATTTCTTTGTCAGCTTTTACATCCGCAGCCCACTGCTCGGTTGTTTTCTGCCAGGCTTCTGCCTGGCGCTGCTGAACACCTGCCAGAATCTTCGGATAAGCATCAACCAGCTTTTGCGCTTGCTCGTTGGTCAGGTTAAGTTCTCGCGCCACCGGCTCGAATTCCTTCAACGCTTCTGTATCCAGCTCTACGCCTTCGGCAGCCTGAAACTCGTACTTCTCAGGCGCCCCCTCTGGTTTATCGCCGCCCTTTTTTTCATCCTGCTTATCGTTTTCAGGCTTTTTGTCATCAGCAGGTTTATCGCCATCAGCAACAGGTTGTGGCTTATCGCCTTCCTGTTGTGATGGATCACCAACTGGAGCAGGGGTATCACCTGCAGGCGCTGACGGTTCTGACGCAGCCGGAGCTGCTCCACCATCGACTGGTTGCTCATTGCAAAGACGGCGATACAGCAAACGCTCAAATAAATTCATGATCACTCCTGTTCACTGGCCTCTTTGGCCATCTTCAAATACTGTTCAGGGCAATGCGCCATAACGCGCTGAAACAGTTCCAACGCCAGATTGCGTTGCCCCTCATTAAATGCCATTGCCATAGCGTCCATCGGTGAGATAGCGGAAAACACACGGCCTTTCTCCAGCACCGACCAGACAACGCGACGCCCCTGTTCACTGCTCATGACAAAGCGAATGTCATCAATTTCACGCTGCGCCATGTCACGTTGCTTACGGGCGTTTTCTTCTTTCAGTTGATCGTCTTCGTAATCTGTCATTGTGATTGCCCACCCTGACCACTAACTGCATTCGCCATAGCTGACAAAACACTCGGATCCGAAGTTTTAGCTTCGCTTAGCGTCTTGGCACCCTGTGCCGCCGCCATCCCCATCGCCATCATTTGTTGCTGCTGTTGCTGCTGTGCCCGTTGCTGGCGAGCCTGCTCAACCTGTTCCTGCGGAACAATGACGGTTGGAGACACTCCGGACATATCAGCGAATGCATCGATCGCCTGATCAACGTTGAGTTTGTCGAGAGCTTCTGGTTTCGCTTGCGCAAGTTGACCAATGAAGTTAACCGTGGACGCCAGACTGGACAGGCCGATAGACTTCTGCGCCTGAGCCATGACGGAAATGTATTCGACCTTCAGGGGCATGCCTTCCATCGCGTCAGGCGGTGGCGGCAGCATGTTTTTACGCACCATCATCGAGAAAGCGCGGTCAATGAGAGGATTAAGACATTCGTCGTTCAGACGCTCCAGAACCGGCCCCAACATCAGAAGTTTTTCTTCTTTCATTTCGATCACCGCTTCAACAGGCATCGAGCGGGTATTGATGTTCTGCAACATCATGAACAGATCGACAAAGTAGGCGCTGTTAATGATTTGACGAGTGTCCTGAATGTCTGCCACCAAATCTGCTGTACTGGGGTTAACCAGATAAGCAGGCCTGAAGCCATCCTGACCAGTAATCTGATCGATATACGTGATGTCGCCAGGAAGAAGGGAGGCGCGCTGATTCTTGAGGGAATTCGGAGCAACCATCGGCGGATTGGTGGCTTTATCAATCAACTGCGACTTGCGCTTCTGGAGAAGCTGCAATGCCTTAACAGGTCCAAGCGCCAGCATACCCGGGCATGATGATCCATAAACATCTTCGCCGTTAACTTCCCAGCGCGGAGCCATAATTGGAAACTCATCGAATCCGGACTCACGCAACAACTTGTCGTTATCGCCACCAATCTCGTAATAAACCGATTTGAATGGCTTGTTCTTGCTATCCAGCTTCGATGTATCACGGTCAATGTTCGGGTAAACCGAATGCATCACTTCAATCCACTTCTCGTAGGTGCCGCTTTCCCACATGCTTTTTACGGATTCGCTGACGTTATTTAGCCCGAACTCCTGAACAAGCTGACGAACAGTCATAGAGAACTTGCGAAAACAGGTGTCCACACTGCCACGAGGTGAGTTAGCCAGGTAGTAACTGCCTATCGGGAATGGCATTGTGCGAATGATGTCCTCGTCATCCTCCAGCACTGCCATTGCACCAGTGCTGTATGTGCCGAGGCTTCCGTATAACTGCGGCAGCGACTGATAGAGATTCGACTTATTGAACATATCGTTCATGCGGTTCTGCACCGCCTCAAGCCACAACTTAACAGGGCCATAATCCATCATTTCAGGATCTGGCGTAGCCAGGCGAAACCACGGACGCGCGGGGCTTGTGATGCCTGACATCATGCCGCTGGCGAGAGTGCGCGCCGCCATAGTCCCGGTCGAATCAATAATGCGTGTATTGCGTCGATCGTTACGGTTGACCTCAGAAGTCAGAAAGCGGGAACCACGCGGATTGATGTAATCACTCAACTCGCGCCAGTGCGGCTCGAACGACTGACGCTCGCTTTCAAGTTGTGCGAACTGTTTGTTCAATCGCTCTTTAGTTGTTTCCGCCATTTCAATGACTCCGGTTACTGACCAAGTAGCGTTTTACCGCTGGTATTAGCGGTTGATGTGTCGCCCTGAGAACCGGTAAGCAGCGTAGAACTACGACCAGCAGCAGCGCGACGGCGACGTGTTTCTTCGTCGCGGGCATCAACAACGGCGGCATCCTGCTCCTGTGGTGCTGCCTGAACTTCTGGTGTTGCAGGCACTGATGGTGAGCTACCCATGCACATATCAATGACTCCGTACGCAATTAAATTATTACCAATTTAACCACATATGATTTATCTATCGTAGATAGTTGACATTTAACGCACGAATTATTACCTTTCAGGTAAGCAAAGAGTTCATTCCGGTTATTAACCTGACTGGCTTGTCGTTAAATTAAACAGGTGGGGTGAGCTTTTATTTTGAGCAGTACGGCGTATGGCACATGCGCCGATAGCGGTCTGGATACGTTTAAGGGGCACCCTCCCTTGCTCGGGCAAACGAACCAGGTAGCCGGAATGTGCAAGTCGAGCGGTTTTATTCCGCGCACGGGGATTCACCATCCCGGCGATTCGGTGTGACGCCTCGGAAGAGACGAGGGTACAACGATGAGAGCATTTATGGAGCCGCGACAAAGTGTGGCGCCTTAACAGGCTAAGTGCTCTCAGCGTTGTGGCATTAGCTCAGTTGGACAGAGCAACCGCCTTCTAAGCGGTTGGTCGCAGGTTCGAATCCTGCATGCCACGCCAGAATCACGCCTAAGGACCGTGATGCCAGAAGTTCCAGGTGCTTGGCGGTGATAGTTTCCCTTGAAGGACTATCACCGCCCTTTTTACAGCAGGACGCCATTGCGATGACTTCATGCTGTAAACCAGTACAGCCACGGAAGGCATAACTCATTGCTTCCAGTTCGCCCGGTTCGCCGGGCATTTTTTTAAGGTGAGATCATGAAGACAATTGATATGTTGGCTAAGTATCTAAATGAATGGCCATTAAAATATTCTCGTATCGTTCAGGCTGAAGACTGCATTTTTTATGGCGTTCTTGCTGGTAATGAAATGCATTACGAAGTAATTCAGAGTGAGGGACTGGCTGGGTTAACTCTTAGCGAAGACCATGGTACTAGCGTTACGTTCCATGACTGGATAACAGCACAACGTTCTGAAATGGAAAAAGGCGATGTTTTTGATATTTCTCGCGCTGTTTACGCTAAAGCAAAAAGTGATAATGATTACATGAGCGAACACTTATACAACATGAAGTTGCAATGCCTGCATGCGGCGCTTATTCAGAATGGGCACTTCGATAAAACAAGTGCCATCAATATTGCGGAAGCCATCAACGCTGGATTTAATGCCATTAAGTAACACCGTGACATGTCACAAACAGCCAGCCGATGAGCTGGCTTTGTTTTATCCTCATCAGAGGATATCAACGACATTATCCCCACCAGCAGATTAAGCATATGGATCGTAATCTGTGATGGCCTTGCCTTGCTGGTTCTGCTGCCCGGGAATTCGCAGACGCTTCGACACAGGGAACGCAAACGTCAGCAGTAGCGCATCGCCTTTACCAGGAGAACGCCCAAGCCGCTCCTTGATATCTTCCTTCGGTTCGATAACGATTTTACCGTCCACTCGAACTTTGTACTCTGCCGCCGACAGGTCGTCCGCTGTTTCCTGGTCATCCAGCATGCCGCCCAGCCTCAGCCATGTCTTACATGAGTTGAACATCTCCCCGCGCTTGTTGAGCATCTGAGGGTCAGTTGACGCACCACCGAACGGAACAAGTTGCCATGTACGACCCCAGCCATCACCGATTGACTTCAGACCGGTTCCGTAACCGAAGTCGATGAACACCGCGTCAGCATTGTACTGGTCTTCAAAGTCAGCGATACGCTTCGCCATAATCAGATCGTCGGTGGTCTTGTTACCAGTCCATAGCACCTTACTGTGCAGCCCCTGCCGCAGGTATATCACCGCGTCATCAACGCCTGAGTATGCCGGGTCAACGCCGATTATCACCGGAGCATGTGCAACCTGCGCAGCGGTGACCACCCGTTTCATTGCCTCGTCAGTAAGTCCGGTAGGGATAAACTGCAATTCAGATGCATCCGGGAATATGCCGCGCACACGGATTTTAACGAAGTCGCTGTCTTCCCCGTAGTCATCAACCCATTTCTGCAACTGCTGTTTGTTAGTGCCTTCCACCGTCCGGCTGTCAATCTGCGCAGTTTTCCAGCGGTGTTTGTATTTGCGGAAACATTCGCGAAAACGCCCGGTATTACGTGTAGGGTTTCCGAACGCCACCCAGATAATCTCAGTGTCTTCGTCCGTAAGCGCACCCTCAGCAACTTCCCACACCAGATCCGCAATGTTCGACGCTTCATCGAATACCACGATGATGCGTTTTCGCTCGTTGTGTAGTCCGGCGAATGCCTCAGTGTTGTGCTCAGACCAGGGGATTGCGTCAGCTCGCCACCGCTTGTCGTGCCCAGGATCATTGCTGTACATCGCGGTAGCGGTACAGGTAAACCAGTCTTTCGTGATAGCAAGGTTCGACCACTTGATAATTTCCGGCCAGGTCTTCGTTCGTAGCTGGTTGTCGGTGTTGGCGGTCACCACGACCTTACAATCCTCGCAAGTGGACATGCCCCAGTTGATCAACATTGAGATGTATGCTGATTTACCAATACCGTGACCCGAAGCACGTGCCAGCATAAGCGGCTGATAGCGCGTCTCGGGATTCTGCAGGTGATCACGTATCTCTCGGAACGCATCGGCCTGCCACTGACGTGGGCCGGTAGCATGTGCCAGTTCAGTCCCCTCTTCCCCCCACGGGAACGCATAGAGGGCATAGCCAAGCGGATCGTGAGTGAACCCTGCAATATCCTCGATCAACTGCTCTTCAGGAGATAACGCTGCATCTGTCACTGATTGCCATCCTGACGTTCTTTGAGTCGCTTCCTGGCTGCTGCTATGCGATCAGCAATTGTCACATTCACATTAACATCCAGGCGTTCTTTGAATGCGTTGACGTCGACGTGCTTACCAATCAGTTCGAGGTTCTTCACCTTGTCAGGCCATTTAATTTTTTTGAGGATTGTCTCTATCGAATCCTCGTTCATGTTCATGATGGTCGATGACAGATCAAAGCCACTAAGCGTAGTGCGCCAGATTTTCGGCCACTCGCGGATTGGCTTAAGGCTCCCATCGTCGTTGAGGATATCGATCACGTCCATCTGGTCGATCTCCACCAGGCGCATGAGAACGTAATCAGCACTGACGCGCATTCGTTTGTTGCGCTCCTCCATCAACTCGGCAATCCGTTTTTGAATGCGTTCATCGCGCATCATGACACTGGCTTTAACTGCCGCTGTATTTGGGGAGAATCCTGCGTTAATCGCTGCCTGAGTCTGGTTTTCAGGCGTTTTGATGTATGACTGGCAATAAGCCTCCTGCATTGCGGTTAGTGGCTTAAATTGCGTTGATTTGCGTTTATAGGTTTTAGGTTCAGCAGGCATCATAACCACCCTGGTAATTGTTACCGTTGTGGTAATAGTACCATGCAAAATAAAGCCGCCATAGTTGGCGGCAGTATTCAAAACCCATCAAATTCATCATGCATAATCTACTCGTGACATGTCACACTATTAATTTAGTTTCATGCCAGCCTTTAGTCACCCAGCATTGCGAGTCACCATTACACGGGCATGAATTAACGGGAACTTTCTCGCCGCACTTACCGCAACGTTTTCTGCTAATCGATTTTATACGCCCGCGCACGCGTGCATCATCCTGGCGGATCAGTAACGCTATATACTCCCCAAATTCGTAAGGCGCACGCCCGGGGCGACGCGTGGCACAGTTACGCTCCAGCATTTCCTGCTCCTGCTTATCCAGCACCAGTTCAATTTTGCGCTCACCGGCGGCGGACTGCCGAGCGCGCTGCGCGGCTTTGCGTTCTGCGGGGGATTTAGCCACGAATCGCACTCCACGCCAGATTGATTAATGACTCCCAGGTAATATAAACCCGGATACCAGCAGCCAGGCCGAAACCAATCACCATGGCATAAAGCAGAGCGTTGCACTTGTTCATCACTTCACCTCCTGCGGCGGTTCTGGTAGAGGCATCCAGTGGGTTACACCGTCAATTGGTTCATCGTCGTCGTACTCCAATGCGGCTATATAGAACCCGTCACGACGAGAATAAGAAATCCCGGACGTTACAATGCCATCCGAAACAACAATAATGTCACCCGTTTCTTCCGGCATTCGCTCACTACAGCTTATCCAACCATCCGGAATTACCGGAGAGTTGGTTGACGTTTCCGAGATTTTCCGAAAATTATTGGTTGACGAATCCTTGTTTTCCCGAAAGCTTCCTGACTGAAGCATAGCTTCGCGGCAATCGTTCCATCCTTCAGCATAATCACTATACGCAAGAGGCCAACCTCTTATGTATTCACGCGGCAACTTATCAGGCACTACCAGCGCTGGCGGCGCTGCGTAAAGTGGTTTGGGTGATATTTCCGCGCGTTTTGCGTATGCTTCAACTGTGTCAGGATTAAACAGGATTATGTTTTCGCCGCATTCCCACGCTATCGGTTCCGCTTCCAGCGATGCCAGCGCAATTCGTGCCAGTTCTTCCGCTTCTTCTGCTGGCAGTACAACGTTGCTACCAGGTCCGTATGTTTCGCGCCACTGCTTGATTGTCAGCAGTCGCTCTTTGGTAATAGTGGTCATGCCGCGTTTCCTTCTTTCTTATTAACAATTACACCGTCATATATTTCATTAAGGTGCCCTCTCAACTCCATTCGCCTTAATGCAGATAACATGTAATCGCATTCAACCTGCTTATTTCCAGTAAATGGCTTATCGTCAGGATTACCCCAACAGCAATTACCCTTGGGCCACCCATGTACTTTCCGTACTCTTCCGTTAACAACGTGAAGTAATCCCCAGCCAGGTGGTAAATCCTCAATTGAAATAATTCCCGGCTCACTAATAAAGAATCGCCAGTCGCCCATTCCAAGAGACGGATTTTTACGAAAACGCTTTTTTCTATCTGCTAACAAGTCAGCACGAGAACACTTCGCCTCTATCAGGCATGATGCTGAATTTCTGAATCCCATAGCATCTGGCTGTTCTCCGGTACTGGTTACAGCTATAAAGCGGTCATGAAAACAAACCTTGAACCCGTTGCGCTTAAGGAACTTGTACGCAATCTGACAGAGTTCGCGGTGTGTTAACGCCATATCACTCTCCTTTGATGCGAATGCCATCGACGCGTGGCACATTAACTTCCACGATGCGCACAGTTGGTTTGTACATCTCAATCGCAGTCAGCCAGTCAGCTCCTGTCATGCGCTTTTCCGCATCGCCATTAGTCCACTGAACCGGTACACCAATAGCCTTCATCGCAATTTCTATTTCCCCGGCAATGGCGCTTTTTCCGCAACCAGTAAAACCAGATACAACGACAAGAACTTCACCTTTGGCTGGTTTTATTTCCCGCGCTTCCAGCTCCTTAACGCGTTCCTCCAGTTCGTAGACTCTGCATTGCTCTTTATCATCAATCAGATATAACCCAAGACATTCGCTTTCTACCCAACCGCCGAAATCATGATCGTAACGCTCACATGAAAACTCACTGTCACCGTCCTTTGTTGGAATGGTGTAACTGTCTAATGGGCCACCGTACGTCGGTACATTTCCCAATTCCGGATGCTCAATCCACATGAAAAATGCACGTCCGGTTATAGGGCAAATATCTGGTCGCCATTGGTTACTCACTGATTGCCTCCTTTGCGAAGCTGGGCGGCGAACTCGTCACATATGTGCGTCAAAGAGCAAAGTTTGATTGATGGATGTTCGCGCATCATCTCTACCCCCTGCGCCCGTACTTCAGCCAGAAAAGCATCGGTGGCTGGGGTGTCTGATTGCAGAGACTTTGCGCGATAGTCATTCCACCCTCTTGCATACATGGGATTAACTTGCACTCCATCTTTTACGCAATATGCCTGACCTCCACGGTTGATAACCTTGATTTCGTCCATAGCGCCATACTTCAGCCCCGCATTCTCCGCCGCCAACGCCGAAAACTTCTCGTGTGCCAACTTAACAGCCGCATCAGCCTGCTTAATTGACTCAATCGCTTTCTGCTGGTCTTCGGCCAGCGCATTAGCACGCACCAGTTGCACTTCCAGTTGCGTTGCCAAATCGCTGATCAGCTTTGCCACACTGCGCATATCAACGGCACCACATTCTGCTTTCAGTTCCGAAGCCATCTCATGCCCGGCGGCAACTAACCCTTTGATATTACTTTCCATCTTTACCCTCGCTTATCCACATAACTTATTGATTACATTGATAACTAAAAAGATCGTCGATTCAGAACTCTTCGATGTTCCAGCCGCCACCTGCTTTCTTTGGTTTAACCGTTACCCCGATGATTCGGAACGGATACTGATCTGCGGCTACTTTGGTTTTCACCCTGGCGTCGTCGGTCCAGAATCCCCCTTTCACTTCGTGCAGTTCCATCTCTCCGGTGGCGAGCATCACTGCGAAATCTGGCGTATAGAACGTGTTGTCAGCTAACCGCAGCTTGATACCCTCGAATCGATACCAGGCGATTTCCCCTGCACGTTTACGCTGCTCAAGGTGCTGGCAATACGCAGATTCTGTTTTGTTCATCTGGCCTGTTTTGAGTCGACCAAGAGCCTGTATCTGTTTTCTCATGATTTACCCATAAGGTAATTAAAAACCACATAAGACACAAAATCAATAGAGTTAAGAATATTTTGTTACCTATAAGGTAATTATTGAGGCGTAAAAAAATGCGCTATCGCGCTGGTATTACTTGATAAATCCTGCCGACTTTCCTCGCCTGTATTCCTCCATCAGCCACTGCGCCGGTGTTATTCCCCCCAGGGTGGCGGCGTTAGGCATGCACCCGAAACTTCGCCCTGGTGGATGGTAAACGTCTCTCCCTGTGTCCGGAGGCGTACTCATGGGTTCTGGCTTTGCCTGTATGCTGATCACCGGATCCGGTATCTGCTGTCCGGAAGCCACCTTTTTCGCCCAATCATCGAGCAGCCTGCGCGCGTGTTTCTCAACCTCAATCTCGCTAAGCTGGCGCTGATACATTGCACGGCGGGTATCACATACGACCCAGTACATAACCGGATGTCGCCACGGGAATCTTTCGGGACCACCAGGATATAAACTTTTTTCCTTGCTGTACCGGTGAAACTCCGCCATCACATCGTCAATGGTGACGCCAAGAACCATCTTACTGTCTTTACACCACTTGATGAATTGCCCTGGCGACGGCCAGAACGGAGATTCACTGGCGCGGGCGTGGCGCATACCAGCAGAAACCTGTTCACGGGTTCGGATCCCCCCTTCGGCAAACGCAGCAATCCACTGCTGTTTTGCAGCGACTTCCTGCTCTGGCGTCTTCAGGTTGGTTACCACTGCCGCCGGAAACAGTTGTTTCAGCTGTTTGAAAAGGGCATCAACAAGCCTCTCTGCTGACATGTTCACCACATTGTCATTGTTGACGTACTGATGCTCATAACCTGACATGCGAGAAAGGGCTTCTCCGTCACGGTTTTGTATTGCGGTAAAAACGTTGTTCACAAGAAATCCTCCCATGCTTCAGGGCTGTTCCAGTGCGGAACGTTGTTATCAGGTAATGTTGATTGCTTCTGTCTGCTAATCTGCAGCCGCCTTGCCAGCTTTTGCTCCCACTGTGCCTGATGGTATGCCTTACCCTCAGCCATCCAGTAAATTCTGAACTCTGCAAGTTCCTGTGCCGTTGGCAGACTGTCCAGGTAGATCCCCTGCAATGAGCTTTTCCGAAGAAAGTCATCTGATGGCTGCCATTGTTCATGCATGACAAATTTGCCTAATTGCCCTGGCCCACCAGGAGGAACAAAGTTATTCATCACGGCGTTGTTTGCGCCGGGGTCATGAGGCACAGAATCCCCGGTTTTTGTCCTGCTCTCCCTCTCTTGGTTAAATGACTGGTTATATGACTGGTTCTGGATCCCGTTTTTGGGATCATTCAACATCCCGTTTTTGGGATCATTCAACATCCCGTTTTTGGGTATATTCCCGTTTTCGGGTTCATTACACCCTTCTAGGTTGCCTTTAATGTTCCCTTTTTTGGTTATATTAAGAGAGAAAACCCGCACTCTTTTCGTCGCTCCCTTTCTCTCTCCGGTATCTGAAATAAGCCCCATTTTCATGAGCGATATAAGCCCGGCCTGTACGGTTTTTTTATTCAGGCAAGTGTCTTTAACGAGGCGTTCTATGCTTGGGTAGCAGAGGTTATATTCATCGGCTCTGTCAGCCATCGAGAGCAGTATGAGCTTTAATGACGAGCTACCTGGATCTGTCTCCCAGGCCCAATCTGTTGCATGTCTGCTCATGATTAATCTCCGCTATCAGCTTGAATGTTGTGGGGAGGAATTAATCATGATCTGCTTAATCTCTGCCCTGATGCGACGGTTTGATTCCATGGTGCACTCAACACAGTGTCCGTTGTAAACCCAGCGTTCACTGTCATGTCCGTGCTTACATGGTTTTCCGGTGTAGTAGCGTTTAAGTCCGCGCTTTGCGGCATCAATACGTGTAATGATTTCCATGGTAAGCCCTGTTATTAGTATTGGGATTACGGTTATTTTGTGCTGACACAAAAAAAAGATCAACCAGATTTGGTTTTTTATTACCTTTTAGGTGCGAATAGATATGAAAAGACCGCCGGATGGCGGTCTACAGAGGGTTGTGGCTGGATATCATGAGTAGAAGAAGTATGCCAGTTCTGCTTTTGAGCGCAGCCATTGTCTTGTTTTACAGGCTTTAAAAAGCCCATTCATCAATACCTTACCTGGCATTTTGCGCTTACCTGTTAAGTGAGTCTGGATATAGTGACTCGTCGTTCCGGCTTCCTGTGCGAAGGCTTCACGCTCATCCGGAGTAAGTGCAAGCCAGTGCTTTTTGAAATCGAAATGTCCGTTATCGCTCATAGCTATTGCCTGATATTTATTTCAGATAATAAATATTCACCCATAAGGTAACAAAAATCAAGGATAGTTACCTATGGGGTGCATTTACCTGTTGGGTAATATTGCTTTAAATTGAATCATCTACTGATTCATATATGAGGCGATTTTCCAGAAAATGAAAAGTATCCAGGACGTCCGCAGGCAAAATCTCAACGACTTGATCGACCGTGAATTCAATGGTGTTCAGACGCGGATGGCAGAAAAACTTGGAACTCAGGCAAATCTGGTAAACCGCTGGGCTCTTGGCAAGAAGGTTATCGGCGACCAGGTTGCGCGAAAAATTGAAGCTGCCGCCAATAAACCCCGTAACTGGCTTGATATCGATCGCTCGCTTTCTCAGGAAGGTTTTCAGCCTGTCGGCCCAAGCGACATTGGTCAGCTGGCAGCTCACAACCTGGAACGCTGGATGAGTGAAAGCCGCGACCTTTCAACTCAGGGAAAACTTCACCGCGCATCCGGCGTCGCCCAGGTGACAATAAGCCGCCTGTTAAACAATGAGGTCAGCGTTTCCATTTCCACCCTGGAGAATGTTGCATCTGCATTCGGGCGTCACGGATATGAACTACTGATTCATCCACATGACCCTGCAACTATCAACTATGACCGCTCGCGCTACGCATTGTTACCTGAAACAGAGAAGGCAAAGATCGAAAGTTACATTGAATTTGTCATCAACCAGAACGAAAAAAACAAACAATAAAATCATATTTTTCAGTAAGTAAGCCGCCTTATGGCGGCTTTTTTATTGCCTGTTCGATTACCTAACGGGTAATTTTTTTAACTCATATCTATTGACATCAAACCAGATACGCATAATTATTACCTCAACGGTAACAGACCGAGGTAACAAGTTATGCAGTGGAAAATCATCAACGGTTGGTACTGCGTTACTGCATGCGGATTCATGAGCTGGAAGTTCCGCACCTTACAGGAAGGCATTAAGTGGGCTTTCGTCAGCAAAGAAGCTCTCGATGTAGCCAACGATAACGAGATATGGGAGGGCTGATAATGAACGTTAATCAGCAGAAAAATCTTCAAAAAATCATGCTGGCATTCGACAAGGACTACCGCCTGTCAGAACAGCTATATGACCGACAAGTTGAACTGATTGAGAGCATCCGACTTCATCAACTGTCCTCAACTTTCGACGTTGTAACAGGCAAAGGCGTTCGTCAAGAAGTACTGGAGGCTGCTAAAGACAGCCCTGAGTTCGAAGAACTGATGGATGCCTATCGGCGAGAGGCAATGGCAATTATCGCCCGCTGGGATCTGGCGGATCAGCTTGATGGACAGAGGGACGCGGCATGAAACCGGGAATTTATTTCGACATCAGCAACGAAGACTACCACGCCGGTGACGGCGTGAGTAAGTCGCAACTGGACATGGTTGCCAAGAATCCGGCGCTTCTTAAATGGGTTCAGGCAGCACCAGAAGACGAAGAGAAAAAGTCTGCACTGGATATGGGAACCGCATTGCACTGTCTGCTTCTGGAGCCTGGAGAGTTCGACAAACGCTTCATTGTTTCACCGAAATTCGATCGTCGGACGAAACAAGGTAAAGCTGACGAAGAGGCATTTCTTCGTGATGTGGCGGATATGGTGATTACGGTACTTGATGCCGAGCAGTGGCGGAAACTGGAGCTGATGCGTGATAGCGCAATGGCTCATCCGGCGGCACGCTGGATGTTGGAAGCACCTGGTTACTGCGAAGCATCAATGTACTGGAACGATGAAGAGACGGGTGAGTTGTGCCGAATTCGTCCAGACAAATGGCTGAACGAGCACAACGTGATCGTCGACGTGAAAAAGGTTGCAGATATGGACCGTTTTGCACGCCACATCGAGGAATTCCGCTACCACGTGCAGGACGCAATGTACCGCGAAGGCGCAATGAGGGTTACTGGTCAGCCGCATGGTTTTTTCTTTCTTGCCGTGAGCGAAAGCATTGATTGTGGTCGGTATCCGGTACGCGTGTTCGAGCTGGATGCGCAGGATGTCGATGCCGGGCGCGCTCTGTTCCGCCGGGATCTGAATACCTATCACGAATGCCGCATCAATGATGAATGGGGCGGTGTGGAAATCATTAAACGCCCTGAGTGGGCACGCAAACAGGATATGTACATATGAGCAACGACATCGCAAACATCAACACACCAGTAGACACAGCAATCGCTGGAACTGCTGCAACTATTTTCAGCCCAGACGGCTTGAACCAACTGATGAAATTCGCCGAGGTAATGGCGCAAAGCCGCGTAACGGTACCGGCGCACCTCGCCGGGAAACCAGCTGATTGCATGGCCGTGGCAATGCAGGCTGCGCAGTGGGGAATGAACCCGTTTGCCGTGGCTCAGAAAACCCATGTTGTGAACGGCACGCTAGGTTATGAAGCCCAATTAGTAAACGCAGTTATCTCAACAATGTCGCCAACAAAAGATCGCATCAACTACGAGTGGTTCGGGCCGTGGGAACGCGTGATCGGTAAGTTTGTTGAGAAAACATCCAAAAACGGCAATCCGTATATCGCACCAGGCTGGACTCTAAAAGACGAAGAAGGTTGCGGTGTTCGCGTATGGGCAACCATGAAGGGCGAGGATCAACCTCGAGTGCTTGAGTTAATGCTGTCTCAAGCACAGGTAAGAAACTCCACACTTTGGGCCAGTGATCCGAAACAACAACTCGCATACCTTGCAACAAAACGCTGGTCTCGCTTGCACTGTCCTGACGTAATCATGGGCGTCTACACACCAGACGAATTACAGGAAACGGCACCGCGCGTTGAGCGAGACATTACTCCGCAAACGACCACTGCTGCGGGAATGAACAGTCTGATCAACGCTAAACAAGTGAAAAAGCCTGATGAGCAAACGCGTAAAGCGGATAGCCGTGATCCAGAAGAAATGCTAATGGCCTTTACCAGCGCAGCGATGAATTACAGCACTGTCTCCGAACTGGATAAAGCTTACAAATACATTGCACAAAAACTTTCAGATGATGACGAACTGCTGGCAAAAGCCACCGACGTTTACAGCGTTCGTCGGGAAGAATTAAACGAAACATCTATGTAACCACCACCGCGGCGCCACGCGCGCCGCACTGCAACCAAGAGAGGTATTTATGAAAGGTGCATTAGGTAAGAAGGAACTCCTGGCGGTGGTGCCACTGTCATGGAGCACTATCGACCGTATGGAGCGCGCAGGGGAATTTCCTAAACGCTGGTATATCACCGATAAACGCTGCGCATGGAACCGTGATGAAGTTGAGCGTTGGCTTGATGAACGTCAGGCAGCAAGTCCAGCAGAGTTCCAGGGTAAAAAGCCTCCTGTTCAGCAACGTGTATATCGTCCTGTGAGCAACGCTGCATGAGTGTGCTGCTAAGGCACTGGAGCAAATGGTCAGGATGGTACTTATTCCTGGCCTCTGTTTCAGCATGGCTTTATCTGCTGGCATTAATTTTCAGAGAGGGTTGGATTAAGTGAGAAAGTTAAGCCGACTTGAAAAATATCACATGAATAAGGTTTCAATGCGCAGTCCGTCAAAGATTGTCGCCGTTACTCCTGCGGCGATAGAGATCGAAAAACGCGCGATTGAAAGAGAGAAAAAAGGGCAGTTCCTCATTGCCGCTCACCTTTGGCTTCAGTGTATGGATGTTGCTTCTGGTGATGTTGAGCGTGCAAGGATCGCGGTTCGCAGGGACCAATGTATCACAAAAGGTAACGGCCTTCGCCGTGGCGACTATAGCGGCATAGGATGTTGTGGTGTGGTTTATGACTAAGAAATACACACTAATCTATGCAGATCCACCCTGGGTATACCGGGACAAAGCCGCAGATGGTAATCGCGGTGCCGGTTTTAAATATCCGGTTATGAGTGTGCTGGATATCTGCCGCCTTCCTGTGTGGGATTTGGCCGATGAAAACTGTCTGTTGGCCATGTGGTGGGTGCCAACACAACCACTCGAAGCACTAAAAGTTGTTGAAGCCTGGGGATTTCGTCTGATGACGATGAAGGGCTTCACGTGGATAAAATGTGGTAGTCGACAACCAGATAAACTGGTTATGGGTATGGGACACATGACTCGCGCCAATAGTGAAGATTGCCTGTTTGCAGTAAAGGGAAAACTACCTCCACGCATTAATGCAGGGATCGTTCAGTCATTTACCGCACCGCGGCTTGAGCATTCAAGAAAACCAGATGTCGTTCGTGAAAAACTTGTGCAATTGTTAGGCGATGTTTCTCGCATTGAACTGTTCGCCCGCCAGTCGTCTCATGGCTTCGATGTTTGGGGTAATCAGTGCGAAGACCCGGCAGTGCAACTACACCCTGGATACGTGTTGGATATTGCCAGATTAACAAATGCATTCAGCAATGCTCCGCTGTCACCAACAGACAACCAGGGACGGGAGCGTGCAGCATGAACAGGGCATCACCAGCAGATTTAAGGAAATGCCTTGAAACTGCATACATGCTTGCACACAGCGGGATCAGGTTTGTTCCAATTCCCGCTGTCACTGATGCTGAATTTGCAACACTGTCAGCAATATTCACAGGTAAAATTGAATCACTGGCAGCAGAAGCCGAGATGGAAGAAAATCAGCAGAATAATTAAACGTTATTCCCCCGCCATCCACTTCTCAAACTTCGACGGGGAGAACGGAATCAGATCCGTATGCTCCCCGTTAATCCAGGAATCAATCATATCGGCCCACTGCTGCAACATGTAGGCGCGCTGTCTGGCGTATTCCGCTTTGTTATATACGGCGCGCACACCTTTCTGCTCATGTGCCAGAGCCTTTTCAATCCAGTCTGAAGGATAACCAGCCTCATGCAACAACGTACTGGCTGTACGGCGCATATCATGTACAGTGAAGTCCTGAATATGCTCACCATCTTCATTTATTATTTTCACCGTTCTGTCGATCAGAGAGTTCAGCGCGGCATTAGATAATGGCTTCCGGAAATTGTAACGACCAGGAACCAGATATTCACTTCCACCAGCGCACATCTGCAACCCGACCAATATATCCTGTGCCTGTTTAGGCAGGTAAATAACGTGCGCCCGGCTTCCCTTCATGCGGTCTGAAGGAATTGTCCATGTCCATTTTTTAAAATCTATTTCGTCCCACGTTGCATTGGTGAATTCGCCTTTACGAACCATAGTGATAAGCACCAGCTTTAAAGCCATTTTCATAGTGCCCATAGCACCAATGGCATCCAGCGTGCGGAAGAACAGGCCAATTTCTTCTGGTGTCAGTGTTCGCTCTCGTGGTTTAAATATGGCGATAGCCGAAGGTTTAATGTCAGCCGCAGGATTAAACAAACCATGACCACGGTCATTGGCGTGACGGTATACGCTGCTGATGATCTCCCTGGCCTGTACTGCTGTTGCCCGACCACCGCGTTCGACAATCCGGTCACACAAATCACGAACCATCGATGTGGTAATTTCAGCCATCATTTTGTTGCCAAGAACCGGAAGTATGTCACGGTCGATCACCGCCTGCTTCATTGCGCGGGTACTGTCAGCCAGGATGACGTGTTTCATATAACTGTCGGTATGTACCGCAAACGTCTCGGCACCACGAATCTTTTTGATACCGTCACGTTTAGCTGCAGCCGGCGACTGGCCTGCTTTAAGCAGCTTCTTTGCAGCAATCAGTTCTTCTCGCGCTTCTGCCAGGCTGATACCGTCACGCCCATACTGCCCGATTACCAGTGTTTCGCGGCGACCGTTGATACGGTAGTCATAGCGAAACGAGACCGTACCTGACGTAAGCACAGCTACATACAGCCCGTCACGATCGGAAACTTTGTACAGTTTGTCCTGTGGCTTGAGGTTCTTTAATTTTGTATCGGTAAGCAC